AAAATAGAGGAATAGTCTGGTATCATGCCATTAAGAAACGTACCAATTACATATACCCTTGATCAACAGCGCCAGGAGATTAATGCTCTTGCGAGTGATGTGAATGATATTGATGTAAATTTTAGTGAAAGGGTTGATGACAGAGTTGGTGCCTTGCTCCTTGGCGGCACTGGAATCGCATCAACATATGATGATGCAGGTGGAACGATTACACTAGCGTTAGCATTTAACGAGTTCTCCACATCTGCTATTTTGGAGGGAACAAACCTTTATTACACAACTGCTAGAGCAAACGCTGCAATTGATGCAAGAGTAAATCAGAATTTTGTTAACAATCTGAATATTACTAATCTTGGTCCTCAAGATTCTATTACTCTTTCACTTGGTCAGACTACAAAAGAAATTACCCCACTAAACTATAACAATGTATCTTGGGATACAGCATATGGTTGGGGAGATCATAATGCTGCTGGTTATTTAACGAGCTATACAGAAACATCTACCTTTGATGACGTAACTGATAGAAACAGCACTACTACTAACACGGTTACTGTTGGTGCTTTAAAGACCAATATTATTCAGTCTAAAGTATCATCTGACAATCTCGGAATCACTGCTGCACGAACAATCTTTACCAATGATGTAAGGATTGGCACATATTCTACTGGTCTTTCTAATGACTTTGGTATTAATTTTGAAAAAACTGGAGCAGTAACAATTAACCATGCCACAAATGCAGGTGGTCTTGTATTAAGAGCTTCAGGAACAGAAACTTTCTCTATTGATAGCGAAGGTAAATTTAACGGCGTACTTAAGTTTGTAACATCTGATGGCGATGCAGGTCAATCTCTACAAACTGACGGTAATGGTCAATTAGTTTGGGGATCTGGCGGTGGTGCTAATGTCAATATTAGCGATGGTTTACCAACCAGCGCAAACACAGGAGACCTGTGGTGGGAGTCTGATACTGGTCGTTTAAAAGTTTACTATGCTAATGGTGCTAACCCAGCAGCATGGGTTGATGCGTCTCCGCCACTACAGGCAGATGTACCAAACAACGGAAGTAGAACCAATGTCAGTGATGTTGATGCATCTTGGGTGTCTGGAAGCACTGGTGATGTATTCTCCGACACCAATGGAACATTTAGTGTTGGTGTAGAAGTATCTTCTTTCAGTAAAATGAAAGTTAGTGTTGTATTTGGAAAAGTGGAAGGTTCTAATGGAACGTATGGAACGATTGCTTTAGAAAGAAATGATGGATCTACATTATCAGAAATTGCAACGTTTGCGTTGAAGGATCCTGGCAACAGTGCTTCTGGATATGAGCCTCTTTCTTTGCAATACGTAGATACTCACGGAGCTAGTGCTGGCGATATTGTCACGTATCAACTACGTTTAAAAGAACTTAACGCATCTGGAAATAGATCAATGAGTGAGACATGTCAGATTTTTGTTGAAGAAGTTTGAAATAAATAACTAAACGGAGAGACTTATCAAATGGCAATCTTATTCCCAGATACTGCTGGAGAACCCACGGATGGTTCATTTAGACATACGGAAAATGGACAAACCTGGATCTGGAATGGAACCAGTTGGGAGTCTAGTGGAGGAACTTTAGATAGTTATATTTTACCAACAGCATCAACTACTGTATTGGGTGGTGTCAAAGTAGATGGCACTAGTGTCACTATCAGCAATGGTGTAATCAGTTCCTCTGGTGGTGGCGGCGGTGGCGGTGGCGTCACTCTAGGATCTAGGCAAGATTTTACAGCAGGAACATCTGCTGCACACGCAGACGGAACATCAGAAGGTATTACGATTACTGCATATAAGGCATATGCACTTTTATCCATGACTGTAAGTGATCAGGCGTGGGTTACTTTATATACTACCAGTGCGGCAAGAACTGCTGATAATAGTAGAGTTATCACTCAAGATCCAGCACCAAATGCAGGAATAATTGCAGACGTTGTTACCACCACATCTGGTTCAGAAACAGTTAACTTTGCTCCAGGTTTGATTGGTTACAATGGTGATGCTACCCCCTCAACAACTGTATTTGCTACTGTCAGAAATAGATCGGGAAGCACTCAAACTATTTCTGTATCCCTTAAGTGTATTCAGCTAGAGGCATAAGATGGCAAAAGTAATTCTAGATGTCACCCTTGCTCATGGTGTTGATAAGCAAGATTTTGTTGACAGCTTTGATGCAGAAACTCAAGCAGACTGGTGGAATATGCTTGAGTTTATCCCATGCTGTATTTGTATGCATGTGGAAGAAGACTATATCGAGACATTCAGGCAAGACTCTAGAATTATTGCTGCTGAAGAGCGTTTAGAAGCAGAACCAGCAAATCTTCCGTCAGTGATCTCCACAACAAAAAATATTACAACATCTACTCCAACCACATTAAATGCTGGTCATGATTACATGCCTCTACAGTTTTATGTAGATACCGATCACATTTATCCTGCTACTCCAGGACAAAAAATTGGTAAAAATGCTACTCGTGACGATTTTAGTGCTATTTCAAATGCCGTCCACAAAAACAGATGGGTTGGAAGAAACGTTGATATTGTTACACTAGAAGTAGGACCTATTAGTTCTACTTACGCTGGAGATCATGATACTCATCCAGATTTTGGTAGTAGTGATGAACAACCAGGTCATGGTGGGCAGGCAGTAGGTACATATGTGTATCAGTGTACTGCACACTCCAATATGATTGGTAATATTATTGTATCTGCTTCAGATGGCACCAGAAATACATACACAATTAGCGTTACGTTTGGTGGAAGTGGTCTTTATAGTTTAAGTGGAACCGATAGAGGTGGTGCTGTATCTGGAACCAATCAAGATATTACTATCAACGCTGGAGACACACTAATCTTCAATGTTAATGCTAGTGGACATCCATTCCAAATCAGAGTTGTTGACTACCTTGGTGGACACATTCAATTGAATGATGGATCTGTGCAAAATAACAACGGAGTCGATGTAGGTGATGTTGTTTGGAACACCTCGACTGGAACTAGATTCATCCCAATGGATTGGACTGATCTAGAAGATGCTTCAAACAATCAAGTGTCTTCCAATTCGGGATTTAGTTCTCATGCGATGGGTGTGTTGAGTGCTGCTGGAGGTACAAATTGTGGTTTTGCAAAGAAAGCACGATTAAGAGCAGCGTATTTAACATCAGGAGACGGTACAGTAGAATGCATCAATGCGATTATTGCTTGGCACAATTCAAAACCAAATAATCCTGAAACAGGAGTGCCTGATCCTACTATTATGATTGGTGAGTATCAATATACAATTCATCGCCGCCATAATATCCCCATTGATTATGTAAGTCAAATTACTGATCCAAATGGAACTGTCAATAGACCAGGTGCATCATGGTCTGGCAATTACACAGAATTTGTTGATCGTGGAATCATTCCTTTTGCAGTAACAAATCCAGATACTAACACAGCAGAGTGGTGTGTATCACTGCCAAACCAATCTAGATATACATCTCTAATTGCTGCAAATGATGCTGCTTGGGATGCAGGTATTATCTTTATCAATGCTGCTGGTAATAATGGCGCAGTGTATACTAAAGTAGCAGATCAAGAAAATACTAGTATCACTATTGATGCCACCACACCATATACAAAATATTACCAATCAGGAAGTAGCGTAACCACAAGCACAGATTCCACAACTGTTTGGTATCCATTTATTGCATATGGTCCCCATGGCAGTGTAAAAGCAATTGATGTTGCTGCAGGATATAATTCTGAAGGTGCTCCTGGTCTAGATGGATATTCAAATAGAGGACCAGGTATTGATATTGTCGGATTGGGTGCTAATACATGGACCGCATATCCACAACAAACACATAGTGATGGATATAGATGGGGAATGTTTAGCGGAACTAGTTGTGCAACTCCCACCGTTGTTGGTAAAGCAGCAGCAGAACTAGAAAGATACTACCACTACAATCAAGCGTGGTTATCTCCCGATCAGATGAAAGCAGTTTTGCGTGCTAACGGAAGAGCAATCGTGGAAGAATTCGAGACTACTACATGGAGTAGTGTTGGTACTGCTGGTACTTATAGATCTAATACAATCCAAGGAGGATTGGTTAGAATTTATAATGGTCTATCTAGTAATGGTGGATTTACATTTACAGAACTTGTGGGCACTACTAGAATTAGAGCTCATTTTGATCATCAAGTAGAATTTACTAATCAATCTACTGCTTATGTTGGTAAAAGATCTGATGTGGCAGCTGTGCGTTATCCAAGATCAGTTATCAACCACACCCCTAGATAAATACTTGTAATTGTAATTTTTACTATGGATACATCAAAGCTTCGTGAAGAGTTTACCAAGCAACTAAAAGATTATGATCTTCAAATTCGTAAAGGAAAAGAAGAACTTGAGAAATTGAAAGAGTATAAAACTAAACTAGAAGGTGGTTTAGAAACATTAGATCTACTAGAGAAACAAGAAGATGGCAGCGATACCAGTCAACATACTGATTGATAAAGGAGCAGACTTCGCAGTCACCTTTTTCATCACCAATAAAGATGGCACTCCACTAAACATGTCGGGGTATACTGGTGTTGCTGCCATGAAGAAAAGTTATTCTGCAACAACTTCAGTTCCATTCACTCTAGAGTTTGTTAACAGAACTACTGGAGAGATTGCTCTAAAATTGACTGATGTGGAAACTTTGGCGTTAGACCGCAGAAGATACGTCTATGACATTGTTTTGACAGACCCCAATGATTACAAAACACGAGTAATCATGGGCAATGCAGAAGTAAGTCCTGGAGTTTCCTGATGGCACAGTATAACGTCAGGGTTGGTAATAATGCATATCGTGTTGGTAAGCAGTTACCAGCACAACATAAACTTGACGTAAACTACCAGATTCCGTCAAAGTCAGTACAAAATTCAAATCTTCTGATTGAATCACTGGCATCACAATTTGATGGAGTCAAGGATACATTCAATATCATTGTTGATGGAGAACCATATACTCCACTTAACGAAGAACAGATCATGATTTCTGTTGGCGACACAATTTTGTCACCTGGAGTTGACTATATTGTTTCTAACGATCAGATTGTTTTTAGCACACCACCATCCACTGGGGTGACTTTTTTCGGAGTTGCATATGCAACTACTGCTGATCTAACCAGAACTCTTAACTATGTTATTGACAGTGGTTCTTTTCCTATGGGTAATGGTCCAAAAGGAACGATGTCTATCGATGTCACAGGAACTATAGAATCGTGGACAATTGTCGCTGACAGTGAAGGCAATATTGAAGTTGATATTGCAAAATGTTCATTTGAGGATTTTCCCAATTTTCAATCTATTTGCGGCACTGAACGTCCCACACTGGGATCTATAAATAACTTCACGGCTAGAAAAAATAAAGATGATGATTTGTCTACCTGGAACACTACGGTGAACGCAGGAGACATTTTTCAGTTCACAGTGAATTATTCACTTAACATCTCACGATGTATGGTCTCACTAAAACTGAAACTATAAATAGTAACGATATAAATAAATTTACCCGAGAGATAAACACGGAGAGTTTACATGGCACTGCTAGTAACCGACAACGGTGAAATTGATTCTCTGCGTAATCTGCTGAATTATAATCAGGAGATTCCCAGAAACCTAATTCTTAAGTTATTCACCACAAATACGTATCCTGCTGAAAGTGATACACCTTCTCAAACCAGATATTATGAACCTTACACCAACAACAATACGTTGGGTTATGGTTCTGCACCTGTAACAGGTTATCACCAAGTTGAGAATAACAGAACTGATCAAGACTATTCCAACCAGTATGGTATCCTGCTGAATGGCAATCGTTGGACGATTGAAACCCTACAAGCTGCTGCAGTTGCTGCTGTACAAGGTAGTGGTACTCAAGACGAATATACCATCACTGTTGCTGCTAACACTGGTATTAAAAAAGGCGACTATGTAACTGGCGGTGACGTTGGTACTGGTGCATATGTCGTTGACATCGACGGTCTAACTCTCCTCTTAAGCGTCAAGAATACTGGTACATTTACCAACCAAAACCTAGACTTTGGTGCTGGTAGAACGACCGCTTCTTATCCCGAGCAAACCTTCACCTTTGATGGTGCTGCTGGTGACGTTTATGGTTACATGCTTGTTCGTGCCAACAACATGCCTACCACCATCCACGGTGTACTTGATGCTGCTAGCGCATCTGCTGGAACAACCGTCAGTAAGACTGGAATCCGTGGTACTATCGGCAACAACTATTTCGTTCTTGCTGCTGTTTCTAACACCACTACCGTTACTGGTACTTCTGGTGAGTTCTCTATCACTGTTGGATCCACAGCAGGTCTTGCTGCTTACCAGCGTGTTACTGGTACTGGCATTGCTGCTGGTGCAAGAATTGCTGGCATCGCAGGAACCACTGTTTATCTCGATAAAGCAAACGTTGGTGCTGTATCTGGCAACGGTGTATTCCAAGCAGAAGTTGGTGAAGATCTAACCGTAGGCATGACAGTTTCCCAGACTGGTACTGCTGGTGTTATCGGTGGTGCTCCTAACGGCATCGATGCTAACACCATCATCACTGGTATCGATCATGTTACCCATGATGACGCTGGTGCAGTATTGGAAGGTCAAGTCACTGTTTACCTGAACAATGTACTGATCGACAACATTCAGCCTTCTAACAACAATGACGAGGTTGAGTTTGACTTCAGCAAGGTAACAGCAACTGCTCACGGTCTCGTCAAGGGCGATACCGTCTACATCGATCAAGGAACTGGTAACAGCACCACGACTCCTGGTACTTACACCGTATTCGATGTAATCGACGCTAACACCTTCACTACAACCAAGGCACTAGATGGCACTGGCGATTTGACACTTTACAGCGCAATCTTCTTCGCTGAAAGATTCACGAATGGTCCATACGCTATTCAAAACGCTGGTGACCAAATCAAAGTCACCCTGAACGTCAGCCTCGACTGATACGATCCAATTGAGTTTTACATTATGGGGGGATTGCAAAGAAGCGATCCCCCCGTTTTTTATAACTTGTTAGCCTATGGTATTCTCCTACGCTGGTACTGGAAGAATGCCCCAGTTCGTTGCTGTGAAGGCACTGGGGTTAATTTCTTACAGCTATACATCAGCAGTAGAAGAACAGTTTCTATATCTTGATTTTGGTGCAGTTGGTCTCCCCTATTGGGTTATTGCAGACCATGCAAACAAAGTCATTGAAGACTATAAAGATGATCAAATAATCAATTTGACAGAAGGCGGCGGAGTCGTCAATCAATTTGATTATGGATCTATTACAGAAGTAGAAGCATACGCCACGGATGACTGGGGCGAAATCACAGTCACATCAAATATTCAGGCAATGGGTCGTACCCATTTCCACTCGCTTACCACCTGGTCTGTTGTACAGACTTGGGTTGGTACAGGAACCGTCTGGGAGATGGACGGTGGCACCAGGTATCGACTGGATGCTCCTTGGATCGGTTCTGGTACGCTGCGACCATACGGTTCTGCCAACGTTCATTATGTACCTGCGATTGCTGCGGAGGGACTACTACCCCTCCGTAGTGACACTAAAGTTGCTTATGCTCCTAACTGGAATGCATTCGGCACCCTGTTCAGCGGTAGCTTTGCTGGAGAGGCTGTCACCAAGGTATTCCCAGAGGATCCTGATTATACGGTCAGACAAGGTTCACTTACTACATTAACTGCTGCGGATCTGTCCAGCGGTTACGGTGCGGTATATGAAGGATCTGTATTCTATTCTACCAGTGGAGCTGGCACTAGTCCTACTAATGGATTTGCTGTAGGTCCACACGTCAGATTTGGCACAGTCACCGATCCTGGAAGTTCTAGTAGCACATTCAGAAAAGTTGAATATGATCTAGATCTCACTGATGTTGAGGAGATCACCTTTAGACTCGTCATGGGTAATGGGTCTAATGGTGGCGAGACTCCAGATAATGGAGAAGACCTATGGATGAGATACCTAGATACAGGTCTCTCCCTTAATGATGCATCTAGAAAATTACTAGACAATGCAGAAACTACTTACACGACTCCTGGTGATAAGACAGTTACTGTCCCAGTAGAGGCAAGAAGACCTAATCAGACCATTAGAATTTACCAGTTAATATGGTCTGGTACACATGAATTTGATCACTACGGATTCATATCACTAACATATGGCAGCGAAGTTGTTGTTGGTGGAGATGGTGATCAGCGCAATACTCTATTCAATGTTGTTGGTGACGCTAGTGTCAGCTTCAGACCTAACTGGGTTGGTTCTGGTGTCCTGTTCAACTTCAGCACTACTACCTTCAAACAGACATATGATTATGTCGGTGAAGGAACTTTATTTGGATTCTCTTCCACAGAAGAAAGAGTTGTATGGGATTACAACAATTCCAGTATTGATTACTTTACATATGAAGACTTTGGATCGGTTGCTTCTTCACCAATCGATTCAATCACGATTCAGTCGATTGCTAATGAGACAATCGAGAGTCGTAAGGACGAAAGAATTATTGATCTAGTTGTAGCTGGATCTACTTCTGGTGCATTCCTAGACTTTGGCACTATCCTCACTGATGGGGAGCAGACCCCCTCTACGGTCGGACTCGATTGGGGCGAGATCCTTACCAATCAGACAGATTATCCATTCGGTCTGTTCCCAATCAGTGGTACTGCCAAGCAAGTATTTACTCCCAACTTTGTTGGTTCTGGTACTCTGTTCTCATTTGGAAACGGTATTGGCAGAACGAAACCAAGATGGATTGCTTATGTCCAGATTGGAATCTTTGGCGCAGCGAAGACAAACTTCAGTCTTCTACACGAGGGTTCTGGAAATCTATTCAGTCTGTCCAATGCCCAGGACAGCGTTCTCTACAACTATGTTGGTTCTGGAGATCTATATGCATTTTCTGGTGCTGCAGAAGCATTTGGCGCAAATCCACCAGAAAATACAGCATTACTACCTCTACAAGGTAGTGCTGAAGTTGCATTCTCGCCCAACTGGATTGCAGAAGGAACAGTTGATGTTACTGGTGAGTCTGTCGAGAGACAAACAGATCATTACAAAGGATCTGGAACTCTCTTCAACTTCGAGACTGCTGACGAAAAAGTCGCATATCACTACAGCAGCACTTCCAATAACATCTTCCAGTATCGTGACTATGGTTCGGTTGGTTCCAATCCAATCGACTCCATTACGATTCAATCGGTTGCGAACCAGACTATCGAAAGTCTCAAGGACGAAAGGATCGTTGATCTTATCGTATCAGGATCCGAGTCTGGAGCATATCTTGATTATGGTCCGATTCTTATCAATGGTGAGGATGCTCCAGAGACGGTTCGTGAAGATTATGGATCCATTATGGAGTCCATCTCTCGCTATGCGATGGGAGATCTTCTGTTCACTGGAGAAGCAGGTTCTACTAGAGCACGTAGTTATGAAGGATCTGGAGATATCCACATCTGGGTCGAAGGTAAGCTGCGTGTCGAACCTAAATGGACAGCAGAGATCATCATTGATTTCAATGGTGTCGCTGCAGACAGAACTACCAAAACATTCATTGGTAAAGGCGATCTATTCAACTTTGTATCTTCCGACGAAAGAAGAACCTTTGGTTATCAAACAGAAGGTGGATTCAGACCACTGGTTGGCGCAGCAGAAATTGCATTCGAGAGAGCACCATATCCAGCATATGTCCTCTTCGATATTACAGGCGATGGTGATATTGCATTCGTACCAAACTTCAATGGTTCTGGAACACTTGCAATTGATGCAGAACACGTTGTTAGAACCACATTCAGTGAGGTAGGTTCTGGAGTTCTTTATGACTTCGGTAACAAAGTCGAAAGAAGAACATATCATTACAGTGCAACTTCTGACGCAAGACTACAGAATCTTGATTATGGTTCTGTTGGTGCTAGCGTCATCGACTCTTATGTCATTCAAGACATTGCCAATGATACTATTGAGCAATACAAAGACATCAAAATTGTTGACTTTGTATATACCTCTGGTAGTGGAACACCTGTTCTTGATTATGGATTTGTCAGTGATCCCAATCCAACTATCACTGATGACTACGAACATATCAGGGGTTGGACATCTCTTGGCAGATTTGCCATGGGTGGTCTGCATCTTGTTTCCGACACCAAGACAAACAGATCTCCTTCTTATGTTGGTTCTGGCGACATTGCCATCAATGTCAGCACTATCGTCAAGGTCAATCCAAGATGGACCGCCAACATCTTTATCGATGTTACAGGAACAGCAGAAGAAAGATTTGTCAAGAATATCAAAGGTTCTGGTATTATCCCACTACCTGTCAGCACGACAGACGCCAGAAGCTTTGCATACGAAGGCAGAGGAGAACTATTCGCAATCAACGGTGGCGAAGAAGCATTTACTGCAGATACCAAACCAAGAACACATCTCCTCACAGTTACTGGTGCTGCAGATATTGCATTCGTACCGAACTTCAATGGTTCTGGTACTGCTGTATTCTCTGGCGAAGCAGTCGAACGTGCTGCATTCAATCCACCTGCTCGTGGAGAGCTCTTTACATTCACCACTCCTGTCGAAAGGAGAACATATCATTACAACACAACATCCACGGATCTCTACGAGTACACAGATCACGGATCTGTTGCTCTGTCGCCAATTGATTCTTGGGTCATTGCTAATCATGCAAATGACATCATTGAAGACTACAAGAATCAGAGAATTATTGATCTTGTAGAGTCTGGTGCTTCTGGAAACGATCTGTATCTAGATTATGGATTCCTAGAAACTGCACGAGTTGCTGGTCTTCCTGGAGCAAATAATCTTCCAGATGGAATCGAAGATTATGGATATATCATCGATCCTGCATACGAGAGATCGATCTATCCATTCGGTGTTCTCTTCCAGCATATTTCTTCCGAGGTTGTTGTTGGAATCAGTCTGCGTCACATCGCAGTCAACGAAAAACCAACCGTCAAGATTGGCGGCAAGGTATTCGTCAAACTACCCAACAAACACGACGGCGGCGGTGTTCTGTTCAACGCTGGTGGCGCTGCAGAAACTGCAACATTCAGCGAAGTCAAGGACGGTCTATTCGACTTTGTTGGATTTGCTGCAACCAGAAGAATCCCCAACTTCAATGGCGGCGGTACTATCAGATTGGATGGTGCATCCAGCAGTGCAGTTGCATTCGCAGGATTCCAAGAGAACACCATTGTTCTTCGTGGTATCGCTGGCGTCAAGTACACACCATCCTATACTGGAACTGGTGTTATCTCCACATTGTCTGGCGCTGCCGAGGCAGTCACAGCAAGTCCAGACGATCTCTTTGGTCTATTCGACTTTGTTGGAACAGCAACAGAGAAGACAACCGCAGCATATCTTGG